AGAAATAAGCTGAAATTAAACAAATAATTAAAAGCAAAAACTCACTGCAATTGTCTGTTGCAACCAGGAAGTCCAACAAAATGTTGAAGATTCCAGTACTTCTTAGAGGGCTGGGGAGTTGCCCTGTCAAGGAGGTGAACCACAGTTTCGAAGTAGGTCGGAAACCGTGTGAGATCAAATGGGATAGCATCGTCACCAAGGTCGGTGGGGATGTAAGTCATTTGAAATCGTATTCCATGAGTCAGTCCATGGACATCAGGTTCAATTCCTTGTTTTTGCAAGTATTGGAAGATATCTTCACAGATTTTGTAGACTCGTGGGTGAGAACCAGCGTTCGCGTAAGCTATTCCGACACATCGGGCCATCAAGGAGCTGTAAGTGTATGTCCTTTCAGGGTGTCTGAGTAGTGCGAGGAGTTCAAGTTCATCACGTGTTGGCAGTCCGTTATTGTTCTTATATTTAAGAACTTCTGCATGTTGTAGACCATGCTGGGCTGTCGATTTCTTCAGGTTTAGTGTTGCGCCAAAGTAGATTGTAGCGTAATGCGAGAACATGTCAAGTATCCAGTGGATAACAAGTTGTACTGCGCAGAGAATTAAAATGATTGAATCATCGCCTTGAAATTTGTAAGCGATTTTATCTAAATTAAATCCTAAACGAGAGAGAATTGTAAATACCATTACCATGTTGTAAAGAGTGTCGAGAAGTTGGGTTTGAAAATAGCCAGAAAATATTCCGGAATGAGTGAAACGAAACATTCGACCATCGGGGAGGAGGAGGGGAGTGGTGAGGACGGCATCGGTCATCCAGTTCCATAAGTTTGTAAGATGTTCGGGATTGGCTGGAGATTCTGGGTAGAATATCGTTGGGTGGTAGCCATCGTTGAAAGTGAACATCGGTCGTAGAACCTTTTGATGTATGTCCTTAATCACAGAGTGACGTGCATCTCTGTCAAAACCAGACCAGTCTAACGAAAGGCAAAGTTCGAAACGGGGGAAGTATCGAGTGAAATAGTTTAGTAATCTATACCATCCACCGCGAAGGGTTTCGAAGCCCCAGAGGAGAGGGGATTTGTTGCCGAGCGAGAGTAACCAGGCTTGAATTGGCCAGATAAACATCTGTTCTGCCATTAGGAGAGTTGAC